GTCTTATTATTAGCTTTAGTAGTTCTAGTTGTAATATCTATTGCTACTGATTTAAAATCATTTATTATATCTTGATACTCATTCATTACAGTATTCGTAGGAGAAGATTGTAAGAATGTAAGCTTTGATATAATATTATCCATCTTCTTTAAAGCTACTTTATTTACAGATAAGAAATCTACAAGAGAAGCTATAAACTTCTTATTATCATCTGTAGCTTGTAAGTATTTAGCATACACATCAGAACCTACAGTTTCATCAGTTGATGATATACGAATAAGTCCTTCGGCATCTAGTGCTATTCCATCTTGTATATATTTAAGCATAGTTTCTATGCACTTTATTATCTCTTGCTCTCTTGTATCTTTTCTTGATACCTTTAAATCTACAAGAGCTTCTTTTAAGTTTGCTAAAAATTCATTATTATGTCTAAAATGCGGTACTATACTAAAAAGTAATGTGAGCGTCGCATAGTTAATAGGTATTATCATACTTGTACTCCTTCCTTAATCTCATCATTAATTGTGGGTTTTTGAATATCCGAAATATCTAAAAGCTCTTTTATTCTATCTACTGATAGATTAACTTCATATATTTCTTCTATTGTCTTTTGTATCTTATGAGTTAAAGGAATAGTAGGAGACAGCACATATTCTGCATCTTCTTCTATAGATTTAACTTCTTGTGTTTTAACTTGTCTTTCTATTTTAAATTGAAATATTCCTTTATAAGATGACATTATAAAAGATAAGTTCTTATACTCTTCATCATTATAAGAGTTAGTATCAACATCTATTCTTATAATATCCTTAGCTTTCTTATCAAGCTTTAAATCATTAAAGAAAGCTTTCATTTTCTTGACAGTTGATTTACATATCTCAGTACCATCAAGCACTATATACTTTCTACAGTATTTATTTTCTATAAAGTTTACAGTAAAGGTACCAGTATCTAAATCAACTGTAATATCATCAAATCCTTTTTTGACTCCTGCATCTGAAAATGAATGAGATGAAAAAGAACCTGTATACCAGATATTGTCTGCCACATTTATTCTATTGTGTATATGCCCACATACAGTATATAAACCAGTAGTTTCTATTATATCTCTATCCTTTATAACCTGTGCCATCTTATGAGTATCAGCTTTTAAAGCCTTAGCATAAGGCATAGCTGACTCTATTGAACCGTGGTATATAGTTACATCAGCTTTAGTAGTTAAAGCTTCTTCATATAACTCTTCATAAGTATTTGAATAATACTCAGGAATGAATCTAAATAAAAGTCCTTCTACATCTATAAACTCTACATTTCTTACAATATGAAAGTTGGGACTTTCAAGAGATGAGAATATATCAAGTTGTGTATTGTCATGTGATAAAGTTCCCTTAAGTAAGAATACTTTAAAATCATATAGTCTTGCTCTTTCTGCAATAGTTGTCATAAAATCAACTGCTATTTGTATTACCTTGTGATTTGCTGGATATACTCTATCAAATATATCTCCTGCAAATGTTAGTACATCAATACTTTCTTTTAATTTATCTATATAATCAATTATAAGCATAAGCTCCTCTATGTAATCTGTAGGTTCGCTATATACTGATAAGTGTAAGTCTGAAATATTAATATGTCTTAGTGTCTTCATAAAGTCCTCCCAAACACCCCTTTAGTTAAAAATCGAGGGTTCACACCCAAAAATTTGTTAGTAAAATTTAAGTAATTAGGAGGTTTAAAATATATGATTAGAACTAATCAAGCGAAGCTTTCCGACTTATCTTCTCTATGGAAAGTGATGGATAAAGTTGATAATTTATCAGGTAAAGTAGCTGAGCTTATATCTGGTCGTGATGTTGATGCAACATCTGCACCTGAAGCTTTTTTACTATATGAAGCAAACTCGAACAAGATGTTCAAAAGAGACATTATGAATTTAATAAATGAGAAAAAGATTGTACTTAAGTATAATCCCTTGGTTGCTGTAGGAATGTATCTTCCTTATGCTCCACTTATTGATAAATCATCAGGAGCTGTACAAGTTATAGTAAATGCTACATCTTATTGTACAGAAGAAGATGGTAAATTTAAAATTAACGTGAATGATTTAATAGGATTATGTCAAGGTGCTTGGGCTATATACAAGTCTTTAATTAACTACACAAAGATTTGTGCTAATTTCCAAATGAGATATTTGCTTATAGAACTATATACAAAGATATTAACTATAGGTATATCAGGTTCTTCAATATTTGCAAGTGGAGCAAACGCTAAGTATCTTAAATATATCTGTGCAAGATTTATGTTAAATCATCACTTCGGTATTGATAAGAATGTACATGAAAGTGCAATGAATCAAGCTAAGATAGAAAATGATACAGAAAAGGCATTTATAAACCAATTAGTCTTAGAAACTCCAAAAGAGTTATGGCAATCATTCCACGGTCTTGTAGAAATACTTAAGAGAAACTTTACAGCTTTAAAAGATAAAGTGTCAGTTGAGTTTATAAGACAAAGAGTTTCGATAATCTTAGGAAGTCCAAATGTATTCTCAGTTGATTATGTGCCATACTTGTGTGCACTAGCTTCAGGATACTATAATAACTATTCGGTTTATAGAAGCTCTTCTATTAAGACAGAACTTCAACCTTACTGTATTGCAGTTGCAAGAGAAGTATTACAATCTTTATAAGGAGGTTTATAATGAGAGCCTTTATAGATTCTGTAGACGGTAGAAAGACTACCTTCTACGATAGATTAAAACCTCATATGTCAAAACCCGTCGATATCGACGGGCTTATTGGTATTTATAATTTTACATTAACAAAGCTTACAAATCCTACTATGGAATTTTTGGATACTTTGGATAATATCGGTAAGGGACATTTTGAGATAATGTACAATGTTTATCAAATACCTGAGTTACAATTCACTCCAGACTTTGGTAAATATCAAATATTCTTTAAAGACGGAAATCGTCTTTTAGAGTATAAAGAATACTTAAGACAAAAAGGTGCAAAGTATTACTTTGTAGATGAATCTTACTTTATAGTAATTCCTAAGGAAGAAGCAATTCTAACTACAGGTACAGTTATTATATCTACAGGAAATGATGTGGTAAGATTTATAGATACACCTAGTCCTACAGCTCTACATCTATTTGAAAATCTTTATATGGAAATGAGCTTAAAGCACATAGAAGTATTCTCAGAGAATAAAGCACTAGACGCTTATAAATTATGTCTGGGGGATTTAGAAGTAGGTACTGGAGTTAAGGTTGGAAATATAGTATCTAATAAGACAGCAATAATTGAAGTTGTAAGTCCAAATGATATATTATCATCTATTGGAGTTATAGTATATGAAAGAGACGGAAAGAAAGGATTTGAATTTAGAAATCTAACTTATGCTTCTTGGAACCAAACTTCAGCTGTACTTGATATAAAGGCTTTAGAAGATGAAATAGGAGCTGGTACTACAGTTACTAAACTTCTAGTCCTTTATAATACAGCAAACGATGATAAAGAGGACTTAGACACTTTATATGAAGACTTTATATACTCTTGTGTATATAGTCCTGAACTTGAAGGATTTGTTAAAGGTTCAAGAGCTTCTCTTCTTCCTATAGCAAATGATGACCCAAGACTTCTTGTTGACTTTGGTAATGATAGTGAATACTTCAGTAGTATTAAAAGTATATCAAAGCAATTCGCTCTAAGCATGATAGGAGATGAATATACAAGAATAAGAAATGCAGCAGAGCTTGTAGAAGATGGGGATAACTATGTCATATTTGTTCCTAATAGATATTCACAAGTAGTTTCTTTATATGTAAATGGGAAATACTTCCATACAGGATTTAAAAGAGATGATAGACTTGGAGTATCTAAGATAACTATACCTAAAGCACTTCTTAAAAATTATGCTGATAAAGATGCGATAGAAGCTGTAGTAGAGCCACTATTTACAAGAAGATATGATTTAGTAGTTGATAAGGTTATAAAGTATGGTAAGGCTGAAGGACATCTTATAGAAGATGAGCTAAACCTAATACCTTTATATGAAACAGCAGGACTTGACAGGTCAATGCACTTATTCATAGACGGACATTTTATCCGTCCTGATTTTTACGAGATTATAAATTACAATAATAATTTATTTATCTTCTTTAAAAAGAAAGTGGCTGATATAGCTAATGTAACGGTTATAGTACACGCTGAAGATGTCTATGATGAAAAGGTAGGGACAATAACCGATATCTCCAAAAAAGAGTATATAAATGATTATTCTAAGACTTATTATGGTGGACATTTAATATCAACTTATAAGCTTATGAATATGCTTGAAGGAAACTATTTAGGAGCTGCAATAAATCCTATATTTCCTGATAGCCATGATGATAACTTATTTATCTGTGAATTAAAAGATAATAAACTATATAAATTCGTAGATGGTGGAAGTGAAGACTTCTTACTTAGAGGATTTTATTATGTAGATTCGGTTGCAAAGAAAGTAGTTGTATATACTATAGCACAAATATATACTTACATTAAAAATAAAGTTTCGCCTAACACTATCTTGATTAATTCGTATCCTACATCGAACCATGAAGACCTAATAGTGAAGCGGACTAAATTCGCATATGATATGTTAGCCATTGGCAAACGGTTTAGAGGTATCGTGAATGGAAACGATATTAACGGAACTGGTGTAAAAGATTATGTGAAAACTAACTACTCAGAGTTTATAGATTCTGAAGGAAGAGTAATAATTTCAAATAATGAAAAGGTAATCGCTCAAGCTCCAGTGAATGTTAATTTTGATAGGTATGAGGATTAATCATACAACCGAATAACTTTCAATAGATACATATATGGTGTATAAGGAGAGAGTGTGTACGGAACTATGGGTATATAGTATACTGAGATTTGAGAATTCTTTTAGAGATTCCTTAGTACAGCAAATCTTATATAGTATATGAGTATACATGATTTGAAAAGAAGATATAATATAATCATTATGTCATATTTCAAGTTTTATTTCCAGTAATACGTATAATAACATATTACATTTACAGTGAATAATATTCAGTTAATTCTAGTAATAACGACAGAATTAATAATAGAAATAAAGCTGAGTACGTGTCGTACTTGTAGATTGAGGAAAATAGGATAATTATTTACAATTATTTTATTTCTTATTAAACTAATATTTTTGAATTAAAATCAATAATAATAACATGAATTATTTCGTGCGTGTCGCATTACAAATCTAAAAAATTAAGAGATACATTGAAAATTCTGATTATTGAGAGATAATCGGTCTAATATCTGAATGAAAAAGAGAGTCCGTGTCGGATTGCACATTTATTTAATGAATATAATATTTATAAAATATAAAAGTTGTGGTGTGGCTTTATGCCACACCTTAAACTTTATCCAGCTTCTTTAGAATACTCTAGCGATGTTATCTTCATCGTGTTGGGATAAGGTAAACAGTTTTGAAAATCTACTATACGTTACGAATATATATGTCGTAAGTATATTTAAAATTGTTATTAATGCGAATGTAAATATTATACTATGTAAACTTAGGATGTACATTGCTGTAATGAATACACTACACACTTTAAAAGTTACAGACGCCTGTCCTTGCCATGTTCTTACATAAATGTAGAATAGCAAAAACGACGCTGTAAAAAATGTTAGTAAATTTAATACCAATCTTAAAGGATATAACATCTTGTCCTCCTTTCTCTACCACGGACTCCGAGATTTCGCTTTAAGCCGATTCACTCTCTTACCGTTTCCAAAGTAATCGTGTGCTCCCATCGTAATCTCCTTGTCTTCGCCATTTTGCGTAGAATTATCATATAAACCTTCAGCCATAGAAACAAAGTGCGAATTATCAGTCGCTCTTTTAAACGTGTCCCCTTCAAGGGTTTTAAATCCACTGAAAGTTCCCTCATTTAATGCGTCTATCTTTTTATATTCTAAATCAACCTCTTCTTTTGTAAGACCCTCAAATGGGTCTATCTTTATGTCAAAGGCGTCTAGCTTATTGTAAGATAAGGCATCATCATCTGGAACATTCGGTGGCATGATACCAAACTTAATATCCATATCCATATCTTTATATAGTACATATAAAGCCATGAGATATGCCATTATAACGTCGTCGTGATATCCGGGTAAGTGGTCTATTCTTCCTGAACCAGTTACAGTAAGATTCATAAGCTCTCTTGCAATATCAGGAGAATTAAAATATGTCTTATATCTATTAACTCTAGTATTTAGAATTTCCTTAGTCATAGTTTCACGAACATTGTGGTCGTTGTTAAGACCATATTGACCTTTAGTTATTCTACCATCAGTTGAGTTAATATAATAAGAAGCATTAGACGCTGTAGACTCATAATACAGGTTATCAACTATATCTTGACAGTGTTTTAACTTGTCTACAACACCCTTTCCAATACCCGTTCTTTCGACTACTATTATTGCGTTAGGAGTGTACTGCCTATAGAAATCAATTATTATTTTTGAAAAGATTTCTGTATCTTCAGTATTACTTCTGAATGTAAATAATACCTTAGTAGTATGTGGGTCTACTCCAACCATAGTAGAATAGTCAGACCTATCTGTACCTCCCCCACCTGCTATATCGACTCCTATTACAATCTTTTTAAGTCTTGCTTCTTCAAAGCCCGGATAAGTTTGAAATACAAATCTATTATTAAGTATTATCTCTTTTCTCATAGTATTCTTTGTGTATATCTCAATACACAAAGAATACTATGAGAAAAGAGATAATACTTAATAATAGATTTGTAT